ATGCCACCGAACTACCTGATCCTTCTCCCATCGCTTCTTTCTTCGCAGCACTCTCTTCAGCGGGAGTAGTTTCGGATTGCTTCGGTGCCGAGACAGCAGGATCAGCGGGAGTAGTTGCTTTAGAATCTAACGATGCTTTGTCGCCAGCAGCAGGTCCAACAACTGCGTTTGTCATAGATTGTACCTGGCCAGCAGTGAAACCTGCAGCTTCTAAACTAGCACCAATTGTTGATTGCAGCGCGTTCGTTCCCGAAATGGTATTATTGGTGTTCTGTAAAGAAGTTACATTAGAACCATTTGTAGATCCTGGGGAAGATGCGTTCGTTCCCGTTACCCCTGCTTGCGCAGGATTAATATTGGTCGGGGATTCTCTTTGAGCAGAAACTTCTACTGGTAGTTGAGGCATTGTTTTTTCCTATAAATAGTGGAATGAAAACGTACAAAGGTATATTCAAACCACAGAACCCAAATAAATATAAGGGCGACCCATCTAACATTATTTATAGGTCTAGATGGGAATTAAAATTAATGATGTATCTTGATCGTCACCCAGACGTAAAACAATGGGCGAGTGAAGAATTGATCATACCTTATCGTTCGCCGATTGATGGCAAGATGCATCGTTACTTTCCTGATTTCTGGGTTCGTAAAATCAATCGCGACGGTGCAGAGGACATCGTAGTGATTGAAGTGAAACCGAAAGCACAAACAGTTGAACCAAAACCGCAGAAGAATCTCACTAAGAAGTATTTATACGAAGTTCAAACATGGGGTGTAAATAAATCAAAGTGGATTGCTGCGGAGCAATTTTGTAAACAAAGAGGTTGGGATTTTACTATCATGACCGAACATGAACTGGGAATAAAATAATTGGCAACATATATATTTCAACAAATTGCGAAAGAAGGAAAGGCAGAAGGAATTACTGCTGGAACTGACGAAGCGAAGGATTGGTTTCGCGATCGTGCAATGGAAGTCAAACAAGTTAATGTGCGAAAAGAAGTTCGTAATCGCGAGAGACTGTATAATAAAATAGTCCCAACTGATATTGGTCGAATGTATCACTTCTTTTATGATCCAAAGCACAAAGACACTCTACCATATTATGATCGTTTCCCGTTGGTCTTTGTGATGGATAGATATAAAGATGGATTCCTTGGCATGAATTTACATTACCTTCCTCCAGTATTCCGCGCAAGGTTAATGGACAGGTTGTATGCAATCACAAGGAATGATGCTATTCGCGAATCTGAGAAACTACGTTTGTCCTATGGATTACTGAGTGCCTCGGCGAAATACAAATACTTTCGTCCTTGCGTCAAACGATATTTAAATAATCATGTTCGTTCTAGGTTTTTGTACATCCCTGCTGAAGAATGGGACATAGCACTAATGCTGCCAACCGAACGATTTAAGAAGTCTAAGAAAAATTCTGTTTGGCGAGACTCCAAACGATTAACTAGGAAATAAGAAATGGCATTCAGCATACAAGACATGAAGGGGAGTTTGCAAAGCAGTTCGTATCTTATGGCTTCCCATTACGAAATGATTGTTCAACCCAAAGGCGGTGGCGATGGTAATCTATTAAGAATGAGAGCAGATTCAGTTTCTCTTCCTGGTGTTTCTTTTGCCTCAGTTGACCAATACAAACCATTCGCGACGGGAAGAACTTATAACATACCACACTCATTTACTCCTCAAGAAATCTCAGTCAGTCATTTAATTGATACCAACAGTGATGTGTTAAAGAGTCTAATCGATTGGGCAGCATTTATCGTAGACTTTAAAGGAGAAACTGATTCTCCGTTCACTGCCAACTATTTTAAAGAATATGTTTCTGATGCTACAATTCTCTTATACGATAATGCTGGCACCCCAAGAAAAACTATCACATTGATAGACACATACCCGTCTACCATCGACCAAGTACAAATGTCATGGGCAAGTTCTGATGAGATAGCAAGAGTGAATGTTTCTTATCAATTTGTAGATTATACTATTACTTAACGAAGGTGAAAATATTATGTTACCAAAAAATGCAGTTCCAACTTTTACATTAAAACTCCCATCAACAGGCGAAGATATTCTCTACAGACCTTTTCTTGTCAAAGAAGAAAAGGTTATGTTAATTGCTAAACAGAGTCAAGAAAGAATTGACATTATCAACGCAATCAAAGAAGTCATTTCTGCTTGCGTACTCGACGAAGGTTTTGATGTCAATCAGATTACTACGTTTGACATGGAATATCTTTTTATTAAACTTCGCGCAATGTCTGTTGGCAATGAAATAGAGTTTACTGTTGAAGACAGTACTGATCAAACAACATACAATTTCAAACTTGATCTGAATGAAGTTGAAGTGACGTTTCCAGAAAATACAGACAAACAAATCCTACTTGATGATAACCTTGGAGTGATGATGAAATATCCAACAATGGATTTATCAGAAAACCTCGAAGGAGTGACAGAGTTTGTTGAACTTGGTTATGAAACTATCAGGCATTGTATTGATTATATTTTTGATCGCGAAGAAACATACGATTGGAAATCAGCAACCAAAGAAGAACAGGGTGAGTTTCTGGACACTTTGAGCGCAGAAAACTATCAGAAGATTAATTCTTTCTTCAATCGAATGCCTAGAATTGAACACGTGTTTGAATATAAAAATGCGCTTGATGAAGATAAGAAAGTTTATTTTAGGAAGATAGAAGATTTTTTTCTATTGGGCTGAGTTATATGAATCTTCAAAGTTTCTATAAAATCAATTTCGACATGACTCAGTATCACAAATTTTCTTTATCCGAAATTGAAAATATGATACCATTTGAAAGGGACATTTTTATTATAATGTTAGAAGAAAAAATAAAGAAAGAAGAAGAGCAACAAAAACAGAGATAATTAAATGGCAAACCCACTAGCAGCAATTATCGCAAAAAGAGTCGCCGCAAAGGTAGCAAAAACCGCTGGTAAAAATGCCGGAGCGGGAGCAAAAGCATCTCAGGCAGGAGCAAAGGCGACCAAGTCTACTGCATCAGCAGGAGCAAGTACAGCAAAAGCAACGGCAAATGCTGGTCGCGGTATGCAGGGTGCTGCTAAATCTCCAGGAATGTTTAAAAAGTTTTTAGGAGCTGGTGCTGTCGGCGGCGGACTTTTTGGACTTAGTTCTTTGTTTGACATGTTTTCTGGAGGAGACGATGAAGCAGCGGAAGGCGAAGCAGATACTGGCGGTGTTGCTTCTACTCCTACTCCTTCTTCTTCTTCTACTGCAACCGGAACCAGCACAGGATTAATGTTATTTGACTTTGCTTCAATGTTAGATAACAAAATGATGCCAGTTCCAAAACTCCCTGAAGTAGTCATAGATGAAGCAGACCTTCCATACGTTGACGCGACCTTAGATGCAGATGTTGCTATTCCATATGATATAGAAGAGATGTTCGACAAAGAACGTGGTTCTTTAATTATCCCAAGAGGAACGTATCTTGATTTTTCTTCTGATAAAATAAAAGGTCTCACAACTGCTGTTCTTCGTCTAGCAAAAAACCAAGACTTAATTAATCAACAAATTGGTCAACTGAATAATAAGACTGCTGCTTTAGAGCAAGCAATAGAAACTGCACAAGATTTAAATCGCCGAGCAGTTCTGACTTACAATCGTCAGCAAGACGAAGAGGCACTGGAAGGCGGTGCTCCTGGAACAGATAAACCTAAAACTGGGTTTATTGCAGAAGGTGTAGAGGCAGCGAAAACAGCAGCAAAGTTAGGTCTTGCTTCTTTGGGTCTAGGTGCTGTGGGTGCTGCTCTTGCGGTTGGCGGCACTATGCTTGGAGATTGGTTGGCAGGTCCAGAGCAAGAAGCAGATCAAGCATATCAAGATGCCCTTGAGTCTAGTGCTACGGAAGAAGAAGCAGCGAGAGCATATCAAGAAGCGTTGGAAGCAGCAGAAGATGAAACTTGGGCAGATGAAGTTGCTACAGCTGGCGGTCTTGTCATGGCAGGTGGTGCTGGCGTTGCTGCATATAAAGCAGGGCAGAAAGGCGTAGAAAAACTCGCTGCTTCTAAAGTCGGGCAGAAAGTAGGAATGAAGACTGCTGCCCAGAAAGCAGAACAGAAAGCAGCGCAGAAAGCACAACAAGAAATCGCCGAAGCTGGCGGTCGAATGATGGCAACTGAGTTCGGTGAAGCAGGAGCAAAAACAACAACGAAGGCAATCGGCAAAGAAGTCGGGGAAGCAGCAGGTAAAAAGGGTGGGAAGTCTGCAATTAAATCTGCCCTTTCAAAGGTTGCTCCTAAAAAATTGGCAGGACTTGCAGGGAAAGCAGTTCCTGGAATCAGTTGGTTGGTCGGAGGAGCAATCGCTGTAGCACAATTAGCAAAAGGCGATTATGAAGGCGCAGCATTAACAGCAGCAAGTAGCGTCGCTGGCGCGGCAACAGCAATTCCATTAGTAGCAGTTGAAATTGCGCGAGAAGTATACAACGCTGTTTATGGTAATCCAGAAGGCGAAACATATTATGAAAAATATCCACACACTTGGGATTTTGCGAACCAAGAAGAATCTGGTTATGTGGAAAACATGGGTGTCATTAAAGATGCAACTGCTGACTGGGTGGCAGAGTGGTTTGAAAGCAATGCTGAATATCCAGAAGATGAAGAGTCTTTAAAGTCTGCTATTGAGAAAGGGATATATGTCAAGGAATGGTATGGCAAATCTCAAGTAGATCTAAGCAGAGTCTCAGATCTAACTGTCCCTGAGATGAAAGCAATTCTCGCTGATGACGATATCGAGGACGAGACGACAAAAGTTCTACATAAGCAATTAGTCACCAGAGAAGAAGAAGTAAAACCGCAACCAGTAGAAGAAGTTGGTGGATTGAAAGTTGGTTCTGTTGATAGACCTTCGGAGTTGAGAGGAAAAGAAATTCCTGGGTCTGGTGAAGAAGGTTCATCAGAACCTTTGACGATCGAAAGAGAAAACTTCATAATGGACTTTGAAGCAAGTCAATTGCGTGTGGAAGGAGCAGAAGATAACCTTGCGGCATTCAAAGCAGAACACGGCGAACCAGACACTACATCTATTCGTAACTGGGGTATGGGCGATTATCAATTCCCTGCATACTCTGATCCAAAACTGCAAGAAAAATTCCTTGAACTC